CTTTGAGTGGTTGTGCTTGACACTGCTATCACTGGTGAAGTGGGTGTTATATCTTGACCAACTGTACCTTGCCTACCACCAAAACCTCTTGATTACCCTTGCGAATTAACTTCACAAGTTTATCAAATCTTTTCAATACTTTTTCCTTATCTACATTCCCTTTTACATCTAATATCATTGCTTCATCATTTGCAGCAAGTGTAACGGCAGAAATCTCATAAAGTTTTACTTCCGTTAATTTTCTGTTATATCCATCACCCATTCCTGCTTCTTTTTGTAGTGGTAATATACCAACACTATTTTCGGTAATTACCCCTGCTTTCATAAGTTCTAATACATCAGTTCCAAGTTGTGTTTTAGGAATCTTCGCTTCAAACATTAATCCTTTATCATCTTCATATAGGTTTACCATTTTTCCTAATGGTTGATCCATATTGTGTTGATACAAATACTTAACACGACTTCCATTCTCCATAATCGTTTTTGTATATGCACCAGGTGTAATTATATCACCATCACTATCTACATTGTTAAATACAGAACCATATCCTTTTACGATTCCTGACTTTTCATCGGCATCTACTAATTCACCGATTGGACTTGACTTATATATTATATTTTCCATTTTACAAAGATATTAATTTTCTATATATATTAATTCACCACCACCATTCACTTCAGGTGAATCAGTTATTAAGACATCTATTCTTCTTCCATCTGCATTTTCTAACATTACAATTAGTTCTTCGATGCTAAATAACATTAACCAAGTTCTTGGTGATTCTGAATTTGGGTGTAATTTTTCGTACTCTTGTGATAATTCAAACAATCTTTCCATTATATTTTATTTTGTAATTTTCTTATAAGTTCTCTTGATTCATAATAAATATCAGGGTATAATCTTCTAAATATAGGGTTGCCTAAATATAAATTTTCGAATGAATGTGCTAAAACTTCAGCAATTTGTGCATAAACACCACCTCTTGTATAGTAAGCATTAGGGTGTCCATATCCAACTTTGTTTCTTGTCAATGCACCAAAAAAATCTGACATTGCCCCGTGAAATTGTTGAAAATCTTTTTCTGAAAGAGATGGAAATTGTCTTTTTAAACTTGCAAAATCCTCGTGATCCCATAACCTTTTGTATGGTTTAAATGCTTCATTTTGGACACTTGTACTTTGTCTGTAACCTAATTGTTTTCTCCATTTTTCAAAAGCATCTTGAACATCAGAATCTAAAATTGGTTTAGATTTATTTCTCGGATTCCATTTTGCCCAATTATTTTGTTTATGTGCCATATGACCAATCTCGTGAACTAATACTCTGTTTATTGCAACTTTAGTATTATAATCTCTTATGTTAATTGTAATACCTTCTTGATTTGCTTTTGATCTACCCCTTCTTAAAAATTTAACACTTATTGGTTTGTTTAACAATTTTGTTATCTCCATTGCTTTATCATCAATCTCATAGCCTTGTTTTTTAAGATCATCTATTGCTGATGGATAAAAGTTTGGTTTTCCTTCTTGCACGACTTGTTGTCTTGGAACTCTAACTGGCATAGGTTCTATTCTTTGTGGTACTGAACCCTGTATAATTTCTTCTTTAGGGAATGGTGCGTTGGTACATCTACAATTAATAACATTTGCAGCACTTCCTGAACTATCACCTGGATAACTTAATTCCTCACCACCAACCATAAACTTTTTATCCATATCGACTATTTGTCCATTGGCTTGTATGTGATCTATTCTTGTTCTATTGTCAAAGGTTGCAATCCATTCTTTTTGAAGATTATCTTTGCCAAATACATCGGTAGCACTTTGATTCGTAGCATAATTAGCTGCATTAACACTTTCTGTTCTAACAATTCGCTTTGCATTGTTTACAGACATATCCTTAAACTTCTTTCTTAATATTCTTCCTGCTTGTACCTCATTCATTGATTGAAAGTCAGGATCTGCCATATATCTTTTTAATGTCTTTATTAATTCTTTTTTACGATTACCACCCAAACTAACAACTCTTGCACCTGCTACTTGACTTCCTATATATGCGAACTTTTCACTCCATATATCTTCATATTCTATATGAGTGTTTTTAGTTATATATTTTTCAAAGTTTTGAGCATACCACTTGGCAAACTTATTTCCAACCTCTTGGTAAAGTTCAACATAAAGATTTATTAGGTCGCTATCCTTAAATTTAAATTGCAAGTCAGGTATTTGTTTATTAGCTTTTAAAAACTCATCAATTATTTGATTGTTTTCACCCACAAGATATTTTGTCCATTTCTTGTCTTGTTTCGCTTCTTCAATATCTAATTGATTAAGCCAATCCTTATGGTAGGTTTTTTTGAATTTTTTAGTCAGCATTTTGAGAAATCCTTTTAGCCCAAGAAATCATTGCTTTACCACCCCAAAGATTATAAGAAACATACCCTTTGTCTTTATAAGGTTCGTTTCTGTATTCTTCAGATATTTTTGCATTATCCTCGTGTCTTGCTAAAAAGCTATTAATTCTTTTTACTGTATCAAGTGATATTGGTTCTCTATTAGCTAATTGATTTGCTCGTTTCCAACCAACCTCTGTACCACCCTTAACAACATCACGACCATATTTCTCTCTCCACTCTAACATTCTTTTAGCATTGTTAGTAGCACCTTGTGGATAATCATTATAGCTTTCAGCTTTAGTTATTGATTTCTTACTTGACATTGGGTGTCCACTTGGTAAAAGGTCAGTATCGTGTTTTCCACTTCTGAATTTACCATTACGAAGTACATAAAGGAATGAGTTCACTCTTGCATAAGCCCATTGATCTTCACTTGTTACACTTGGTCTTACCGATGATGGATTACTTCTATATGCACCAACACCACGATTAAATACAGTTTGTAATGTTCTATACGAAGTTCTTTTTGATTTATCATCACCAACTTTTTCATTGTGTTCCTCTACTTTGTTTTTTAGACCAGTTTCAACGGCACTACCAGGTTTAACTGGTTTATCAATATATTCATCTTTAACATCTTGTCCAATAATTGCAATATAATCTTCGTGTGATGCACACGGCATATAAACTGTATTGCCATTGTCATCGTGTGAATGAACACCTGAACAACCAATCGCTTCTGCTCTCTCACTTGCTTCTGTTTCACTTGTGTAAACATCTCGCCTAACTTCTCTTTTAACATTTAGTAATTCATCATAATTAACTTTAACACTTTTAAAGTCATCAGCAATCACCTCATCTTGTAAAGGAACAAGATTCATTGGAATATAGTAATCGTTAAGTTTTTCGTTATCAGCTTCAACACCATAACTCATTGCTTGTCTTTTCTCGTTTGGAGTAAGCCACCAAGCACTTGACATTTGGTTTACTACTTTATCCATTTCTTCTTGCATTTCAGAAATACTTGTGTAATCAAAGTCAATGTATAAGTTTTCGCCATAAGCAGGGACTAACCATCTGTTTAATTCATCTTTGATTTTATTTAATTCAGGTATAACTGCATTTTGATACAATGTCTTTTTAGCTTCTACCATATTATTGTAAGTAGAAGATTCAGTGTTGTTTAGTAATTGAGCAGGAACAGAATAAATATTACATAAATCCTTAATACTTGCATTATATTGTTCTATTAAAGATAAATCTGATGCAGACATTCCAAAGTTGATCCAAGATAATTTCTTTGGTGTTATTACAATATCACCTGCACTATTAGAACCTTGATAGTTTTGTCTAAACTTCTCTTTTAATTGTTGTGCTTGAACTTCATTAATGTCCCCCTCATCACTCATAAGTACACCTCTTGCAGTTTGATTTTGTAAATACTTCGCACCAGTTGTCACTGCTTCATTATTTGTATCTAACGATCTTAAACCTGCTTTAAGTGGTGACATTCCATACAAATGACTACCAGTTCCATCATAATAAGGGTTAAAATCTTTAATATGGCAAATATCCTCTGCTGCCATCTTGTATTGTCCATTATATTCTAATGAGTATGATTTTACTGGTTCAAATATTCCACCACTATTAATCTCTACTTTTTGACTTGGCAATACATATAATTCTTTGAATTTACCTTGATTAGCACCTGTTTCAGGTTTTAAACCATAGATGTAACGATTACCAGTTAATTTACCAAATGCAATTATCTCTTGAATCCAAGCATTATATGATTGTGCAGGATTAGGTCTTGAAAGTAATTCGTGTAATTCAGTATCTGCTACTTCTTCAAGTGCGTGTTTTCTTAACACCTCTGCTTTGTGTAATGCAGAACCATTAGCGATACCACTTGTCATAGCTTTATATCTCTTTAACTCATTCTCGTTTTTAATCTCATATACTTGAAATGGAATTGTCGCTGCAGTTTTAGCTATAAGATTTACAATAGAATAAATGGTTGTATTGTATTGATACCCCTTTTCGATGTATGTACTATCGTTTTCAGGATTCCAAATAATACTATTTCCTATGTAGTTATATATTGCTTTGTTAAACTCTGCATTAGTTTGTTGAAAATTTTTTGATATGAGTTTTTGAAATCTTGATAATATTGATGCCATCGAATAACTTTTATTTTACAAAAATACTAATTAAATTACAAAAAAGTTTTCTTTCTTACCAAAGGAGGAATAAACGGCATAACGAATAGAATCCATTAAGTGATTTTCTTTGTCTTGTGGCTTATTTATTATCGTTCCATCTTTTAATTGTTCCCAATAATAGCTTTGATATTCTCTTAATATATTCTTTGATTCGTTACTAACAAATATATCATACTCTTTTAGTTTAGATATTCCTGCATTTATACTTCCTTGACCTTTGGTTGCAGGTTTTATATATAATCCCAACCTTCTCATTTCCTCAATGGATTTAGGTTCAGCAGAATCAGCATAAGTAATTACCTCGCCATACCCTTTAGCTTTGAGTATATCTACAATATCGCTATTAGTTAAACCCTTTTGATATAATATCTCGTGCAAGTACACCCTATCGTGCTTTTTAAAGACAAGAACACAAGCAGTTGGATCATTACTATATCCATAGTCAATTCCTACAATACCTTCTACTTCTAAATCAAATTCAGGAAACTCATCGTAATCAATAAAAGTCCAATTGTTAAATATTTGTCTTGCACTAAAGATTGCTTTTAATCCCTCACCATATACTCTCCAGTAATCAGGATCACGAAGTTTCATTCTTTCTATTTCATTTACGAGTTCTTTAGATAAGAAATTATTGTCCTTGTAAGTTGTTACCCAAGTATCACAATCATCTCTTGGTATAAGGTCGCTATAAATCCAATGGATAGGATCTGATGGGTTAAAATCAACAATTACCATATCGGTTGTTCTCATATTGATTTGTCTAAAGTCCTCTATGTTTAATTCATTGCCCTCATTTAAGAAAGCTATATTTCTTTTTCGACCACGAATCTTTTGAGGTTCATCTACTGATAAGAACTCAATTAAATGATTATTGTATTTGAAAGTGTTATCAGCTTTATTGTGAACTCCTGAATAATATATTCCAGTTTCTTGTAGCACTATCATTATATCCCTCATTACACTTCCTCTTAATGCAGGTAATGTTTTACGAACAATAGATATTGTCAAGGGTTTCTCTGATGTTGTAATAAGATAAACCAGGTATTGACAAACGGCTACTGTTTTTCCTGACCTTGTTCCTCCTTGATGGACTTTAAATCTTTTTTCTGATCTAATAAGGTCGTAGAATTGTCTATTGCATCTTTGTTCAACTTTCTTGGTGGTGTCCATTCTATAATGGTTGATTTAATTTGATTGTCGTGAATTATCTCTTGCCTTTCAACATAACCACGTTTTTTCCCTTTTGTCTTTAAAAGAAATATTGTAGCAGTTGTGTTGCCCTCACTTATTTGCTTGTGTAGTTGTGATTCAGCAAAATCAAGTGCAATGTTCTCAACATCTTTTACTTGCTTTGCAAACTCCTCATCTTCTTTTAGATACTTGTAAAAGGTGGTTCTATTGATTCCAACTTTTCTACAAGTAGTTGTAACAACTCCCAATGATTTTTCTAATGCTTCAAGAATTGCTTTTTTAGTGTGTTGCTTTTTGTTTGTTTTCACTTTACAAAAATACATAAAAAAACCCCACTTAAACAAGCAGGGTTAAAACCAGGAATCATAACTTCCTATTATCTTTCACAGTTTATGTCGGAAAGTGGTTTTATTCGACATTATATTTTTTAATTCTTTGAATCCACTTGGTAATATCATTTTTGGTTTGCCAACCTGAAACATTACCAAACTCATCAGAAAATATATTCAATGACATAAGTTCATTGAAACTATCTAATATAGCGATTTCAAAATCTACTATACCATCTCCGTAGAAACCATCACCACCTACAACAGATAATGTTAGCCCATTGTCAAAAGTATATTTTGATCTTTTTTCTCCAAACATTCCAGTTTTGAATGTTAGTTCCTCAAATGTATTAACATCTACAGGTTCGTTATTTTTAATTTTATTTACTTCTCTTAATAATTTTTCAATACTCATCTTTTTTATTTTTAGTTTAGTGGGGGTGATTTTCACCCCCTGAGCACACGTCTGAACTCCAGTCACGGCTACATCTCGTATGCCGTCTTCTGCTTGAAAAAAAAAAAAACACAAATCACA